TCTTTGTTGGAAATAAAACAACAATAAAAAGGAAACAATAAACATGAACAATGTAACAAAGAAAACGAACGGAGCATTAGCTACAGTAAATTTTGAAGCTGATGCAGGTCAAGGTTTAAACATGACGCAAGAAGATCTTGCGTTACCGTTCTTAAAAGTACTTGGCCAACTATCTCCTGAATGCAACAAGAGGGATGCGAAACATGTCGAGGGGGCAGAACCAGGCATGATCATAAATACCGTTACAAACGAAATTTATGATGGAGAAAAGGGGATAGATGTCATTCCTGTGCACTACAAAAGACAGTACATAGAATGGCAAGACAGGGGTGAGAGTCAAGGAGCACCAGTAAAAATATACGAAGCTGGTGATGACTTGCCTAAAACTACGAGAGATAAGTTCAACAAAGATAGATTAGCTAATGGTAACTATCTTGAGAACACAGCTAGTCATTTCGTAGTTGTTCTTGGTAAGAACCCAACTACAGCGTTGATATCTATGAAAGCTACTCAACTTAAAGTTAGTAGAAAATGGAACTCAATGATGATGGGTCTTAAGATGCAGGGTAAAAATGGAATGTTTACTCCACCAACATATAGCCACATTTATAAATTAAAAACTGTGCAACAGTCTAACGACAAAGGCACATGGTTTGGTTGGGATGTAGCAAGAGTTGGTCCTGTTTCTGATGCTGGTGTTTACAACATAGCAAAAGACTTTGGTGTGAATGTAGCCAAAGGCAATGTTGAAGCTAAGCACGGAGAACAAGAATCCAAATCCAATTCACCATATTAAAGTTTCCCAACAAGAGACTGTTCGGGAAGGTATGGGGCGGCTAAGCGAGAGTGGATCCGCCCTTACCACTGAAAAGGATTTATGAAAGAGTTTGTAGAATTATTTACAGGATTACAGAGAGCGCACGGCTGCACGTACGTTGACAAAAAAGGTGCCGATGGACTTAAGATAAAAGGTAAATCGTTTGTAAAAAGAGAGCAGGTCACAGAACAACTTTGGCAAAATCATTTAAACGGAATAGAACCTAGTCTTGGTATTATACCAATAAACGAAGACAACAAATGTATATGGGGTTGTATAGATGTAGATAAATATACATTAGATCACAAAGAAATTATTAAGAAGATTAACGCTTACACATTACCACTAACAGTTTGCAGATCTAAAAGTGGTGGTGCACACATATTTTTATTTACAGATAATTTTGTACCAGCAAAACTTATGAGAGATAAGTTAACTTCTATCAGTGCTATATTAGGATTTGGTAATGCAGAAGTGTTTCCAAAACAAATTGAATTAAAATCGCAAGATGATACAGGAAACTTTCTTAATTTACCATACTTTAATTGTAAAAATTCAACAAGATATGCTTATGACAATTCTGGAAATGCTATTACAATAGATGCCTTTTTATCCAGCGTAAAACGAATCACTCCAGAACAACTACAGTCGTTGAAGATAGAGAGACCACAATCTGAGTTTAGTGATGGACCACCTTGTCTAGAGTCTTTGACAAGAGAAAAACTAGAAGATGGTAGAGACAGAGTGCTATTTCAATACACCGTGTACGCAAAAAAGAAATGGCCAGAAGAGTGGAGAAGCAAACTAAGTTCTTTCAATCATAAATATTTTGCAACGCCACTTACGGATGATGTCATAGAAAGAAAAAAGAAAGATAACAAAGATTATGGATTTAAATGCACAGAAGAACCCATGTGTAATCACTGTGATAAAAATTTATGTAGAACAAGAAAATTTGGTATAGGTACACAGGTTTTATTTCCACAGTTATCAGATCTACAAATAGTAAAGTTAGATCCACCTATCTATAGATTAAATGTAGATGGCGAAAGAGTAGAATTAAAATCAGAGCAACTACAAGAACAGAGATTATTTATAAGAGCATGCATGGATCAAATCTATAAGTATCCACCAAAACTAAAACCAAAAGATTACGACATCATGATTACGTCATTATTAGAAAACAAAGAAATGGTTGAAGCACCAGCAGGTGCATCTAAACAAGAACAACTATCACAACACCTAGAAAACTATTGTACGATGAGAACTGCGGAAGGATCTACAAAAGAAGATATGGAGTCTGGTAATGTTTGGAATAAGGATGGGTATCATCATTTTATATTTAGTGAGTTCTTTCATAAATTTTTACACAGACATAAATGGACAGAGAAGTATGACGTGACTTTATTATGGCTGTTAGAACATAATGGATGTGAGCATGTAAGAATGACAGTTGGTAAGAAAAAAATATCTGTAATAAAATTAAAAGAATTTGAAAAAGAACAAATAAAAATAAAAGACAGGACATTTAAAAAAGAAGGTGTGTATTGAAAACAATTGTATTAGGACCGCCAGGCACAGGCAAAACTACAACTTTACTAAACGAAGTTGATAAGTATTTGAAAGAAACAGACCCAGACAAGATAGGGTATTTTTCTTTTACACAAAAAGCTGCATACGAAGCAAGAGACAGAGCCATGTCTAAATTTAATTTATCAGAAGATGACCTACCATATTTTAGAACACTGCACTCTTTGGCATTTAGAAGGTTAGGAATAAAAAAAGAAAACGTAATGCAACGTAGACACTATGAGGATCTTGGTAAAAAGATGGGTATGATGGTTGATTATCATGAATATGATAATGAACATACAGGACTATTTACAACTAAAAGTGATTTACTACGTATAGTACAATTAGCTAAACTACGTGGTATCACACCAGAACAACAATTTAATTTAAAAGAACACACACAAGATATTACAACACATCAATTAAAACAATTTGTACACGATCTTAATCAATACAAGAAAGATTATAACTTAATTGATTTTACAGACATGATTACAGAATTTATTAAATCTGATAAATCACCTAAATTTGATGTTGTATTTATAGATGAAGCACAAGATCTATCACAAACACAATGGACAATGGCTAAATCAATATGGGATAAAACAAATGATACATACATCGCAGGTGATGATGATCAAGCTATATTTAGATGGGCTGGTGCAGATGTAGATAGTTTTATTGCACAAACTGGAAAGATAATGCAGCTGACACAATCATATCGAATCCCGCAGGTTGTGCATGATATTGCATCCAAGATAGTAACAAGAATACAAAACAGATTACCAAAAGAATGGAGACCAAAAACGCAAAGAGGTTTACTTTCATATTATGATGACTTTGAACAAGTTAACATGAAAGAAGGTAATTGGCTAGTGTTAGCGAGAACTAGGTTTATGTTAAACGCATTAGAAGAAGTGCTGTATTCAAAAGGTATATTCTATCAAAACAAATTTAAAAAGAACTACGAACAAGATCTTTACGATGCGGTTGTAGACTGGGAGAACTTAAGAAAAGGTAGTTTAATATCTACAGATAAAATAAATAGAATAGTTTCTTACATGTCACCAAAAAATTATCAAAAAGAACAATTACAATATTTAAATAAAGATGCACATTACGGTATTGATGAACTCTATAAGAACAGAGGTCTAAACACTAAAGCTGTTTGGTATGAATCTTTTGACAATGCACCAGAAAAGAAAGTTAGATACATAAGAAGAATGAGAGAGAATGGAGAAGAATTAAACAAATCACCACGTATAACACTATCAACAATACACGGTGTAAAAGGAGGCGAACAAGATAACGTAGTTCTCTTGACTGACCTTAGCAACAATACACAAAGAAACTACGAAAAAAATCCTGATGATGAAAATAGATTATTCTATGTCGGAGCGACTAGAGCAAAAGATCATCTACATATCATCAGACCAAAAGACATATACAAAGGATATAAAATATGAAAGACACATACAAAAAGCAGATAGGTGGTGACCACTACCGATCGATGAAGATCCAAGCAAGTGAGTTTATAAACAAGAACAACTTGCCCTTTGCAGAGGGTAATGCTATAAAGTATTTGTGCAGACACAAGTCGAAGGGACAGAGGGAAGATTTATTGAAAGCGATACACTACATTGAAATGGCTATAGATAGAGACTACGGCGATGACACAGCCATACCTCTACCTAATGGTTTTACATTAACGGAGAGTAAATAATGAGTTGGCAAGAATATGTAAAACAAGCAAAAGTGTCAGAAGAAAAGTTTGCAAAAAATTTAATTGATCCAGTTTGGGCAAACAATTATGAAAATATGAAAGAGCATTGGGATGTTAAAGGAACGTTCAAAAATAAGTTATATAAGTTTGACGTTAAAGGAATGAAAAAAACAAATCGATGGGATAATAATTTTCAGGACGACATTGCATGGGTTGAAGGAACAAATGTGAGAGGAGATCCTGGTTGGATAAAAGGTAAAGCTGACTACATTGTTTTTGAAAGAAACAACTATTGGTTGGTAGTAGACAGGCAAGAGTTATTAAATCATGTGGTAAATAAATTAAAAGAAAAAAATTACGAAAAAGGAAAAGGTATTTACCAAGTTTATCAAAGAGATAATAGATTAGATAAAATAACTATGGTTCCTTACAAAGATATAGAAAAACTAACTAACATAGAAAAGGTTGATAAAAATGCAGATACCAATATTTAAACCACAAACAGAGTGGTTACCACCAACAGACTTTCCAGATCTTGGAAAATACGATGAGATAGCAGTAGATTTAGAAACAAAAGATCCAAACTTAAATAAGAGAATGGGATCAGGTTCAGTTGTAAAAGTTGGTGATGTTGTAGGTGTATCATTATCTACAGGGGATTGGTGTGCGTATTATCCTATTGCTCACGAAGGTGGTGGCAACATGGATCGTAAGATGGTTTTAAAATGGTTGCAAGACCAAATGAATCATGAGTCCACAAAAATATTTCACAATGCAATGTATGACATATGTTGGTTAAGAGCTATCGGTATAAATGTAAAAGGCAAGATAGTTGATACGATGATTGCGGCGGCTTTGGTTGACGAGAATAGATTACGATATGATTTAAATGGTTGTGGTAGAGATTACATTGGTAAAGGTAAAGATGAATCAGCTTTGTATGAAGCTGCAAAGTCTTGGGGTGTAGATCCTAAAGCAGAGATGTACAAACTCCCTGCCATGTACGTTGGTGCTTACGCAGAGCGTGACGCACAACTCACATTCGAGTTGTGGCAGGAGTTAAAAAAACAAATAATGCACCAAGATATAAATGACATTTTTGAAATGGAAACGAAACTGTTTCCTGTTTTAGTTGATATGAGATTCTTAGGTGTAAGGGTTGATAAGGATCAAGCTTACAGAGAAAAGAAACTGATGTTACATGAAGAGAATCAATTATTAGGTAGTGTGTATGCTGACACTAAAATAGATGTTCAGATATGGGCTGCAAGGTCTATAGCCAAAGTATTTGATAAGTTAGGTTTACCTTACGACAGAACAGAGAAGACTGGAGCACCATCATTTACCAAGAACTTTCTAGCGAATCACCCACATCCAATAGTCAAAAACATAGCAAAAGCACGTGAGATCAATAAAGCTCACACTACATTTATAGATACCATTCTAAAGTATAGTTTAAACGGCCG